TATTCTCTAGCATCTAAATCGTAATGGGAACAACATGTACGCGAACATGGATTTTCTTTATTTAAATACACATCATAATGATCCGAAATAATTTTTTGAGCTATTTCAATATTTATTTTACCTTTCCATGTATCCATTAAATCAGCCAATCTAACTTTACGAGCACCTTGATGTCTTCTTATATCATCAATACCCGTATTAACACATTCTAAATTACGTATTCGAGGATCATATGGAGCGTTAAACCCAATAAAATAACCATTCGATGTGCGTTCCGTTTTATGAAAACGCAAACCCAATTCAATTCTCATTATTTCATTTTTGTTTGTATCCCCAAATAACCAAGAATTAGCATAGTCTCCAGAATTACCATCTAACAACATTCTTTCATAATCATCTAAATTTTTACCATATTGCATTGCATTACGTATACGACAAGAAATTGGAATATTGTTTTCATAAGCAATAAAACCACCAATTGTCGTTTCTGTTCCCAATATACCCGCAGATGTCACAAAAAAATCTGTGCCTGACCATATCCACCCAGGAAACCCCATCATTAATATTCGATTCCCTTTTGAAGGTTTTATGTCTATAACATATCTAGCCAATTGACCATCCACGTAATTTGAAAAATTATTATGTGAACAAACTATTTTACCATCAGTTGTCCAATCACCAACCGCTATAAAGGCACTACAACGCTCTTGAGTTCCACCTCCTCCTTCTCTAGACGAAGCTACATTAGAAACAGTACTACCTTTTACAGCAATCATTTCTTCTTCTGGCATATTTGCCCACCAGCCTTCTGTTAGTGTAAAATAATTATTCCATGCAACTACTTCATCAATATTCATATTGGCACCTTTAGCAAAACCAACCATTTCTTCGTAAAATTCTGGAAAATTATCTTTTATTTTTGGACTAAAATATTTTTTCGCAACTTCAATAAAAAAATCCCATTTTACACCAAAATCATTATAAATAATAAACTCCAAAATACGTCTAACATTTTTCATATCTTTCTCTAGTAATTTACCATATGCTTTACCTCGCTCTACTGGACTTCCATTAATTGATACATATGTCCACCCATTTAAATCATAACGAAAACCATTTTTTACCTTAATAATATTTGACATATAATAATCTAATATTATTTTTTAATATAGACGAGGCATTTTACTAACATCATCAAGCAAGGTACGTAAATGTTCATCCAGTTTTATGTTTAAATACTCTACTTGGTTATCATCATCCAAATTTAAAGATTTATCCACTTTACTTTGTTTTTCAAATTGTATTTGATTTTTATATTCTTCATTATATTCTTTATTCAAATTTGTTTTTTCTAATACGTCTTCTAATCCGTCTTCTAATACGTCTTCTAATCCGTCTTCTAATACGTCTTCTAATACGTCTTCTAATACGTCTTTTGTAAATATATACATATTAGTATATTCCGAACTCAAAGTAAACGCGTTTGTTGATACATCTTTTTTAAATATATCATTACTACAACCAGGTATCATTTCATTATTTTCCATTTATATAAATATAATATTTCTTTATATTGTTATCATTCAATAATGTATTGTTCTGTTGTAACAATATCATTATTTTCTTTTTCCAAATGAACATGTTTAGGTATTGGAATATTAAATACAGTAGATATAACGTGCAAGAAACTAACAAAGAAACCAAATAAAATAATAAAAAAAGCAATAATATCACTACGTGATACTTTTTGTTTCAAGTAAAATTGATTTATTATTAATATCAAACAAAATTGTATAATAATCAATAAAAATGTATCTTGCGTAGGAGTTACTAAATCATATTTATCACCAACCATTACAGCAAATGTCATTATAATCCAATCTAACCAAGCAAACGGTATAGCCATTTTATATGCTTCCCACATTGACAAATTTTTGTATGGCAATGTAACAAATTGACCCCACATTGAAAAACTTTGAGCTAATATAAATAAAAACAAAAATAATACATAATATGGAAATTTTGCATAATCCATTATATATATACTTTTAAGAAAAGTATAGCAAAAATTTTTGTTATGCCTTTTCTAAAGGTATACTTTCTAAAGGTATATATATAGATGAATATTGTTGCCACTTTTTTATTATGGCTTTTTCTTAATATTATGATAGGTCTTACTATGGATTTTGCTTTATTTACACAAACAACTCCAGAAATGAAAGATGTCAATATATTTGTAAAAATTCTATCATCCGAATTTTGGGCTTCAATTGAATGGATGTTTTTAATTCCTGCTAATCGCATTGGAAACACATTTTTATCAGCAGCACAAATTTCATTATCTTCATATGTATTTGATTTTTTAGCACAGTTATGGTCTAACGCATATTGGTTAAATTTACCTACAACTATTGATGATTATGTTGGAATGTTTTTAATTTTATTCGGAATGTATGCAGCAAAATATTCGCTTTTTGGTTAAGAAAACCCAAAAAATAATGGCTGATCATCTCCTACATACTGATTCATATTCAATTGATTTTGGGCAATACCTAAATACTTTATACCTACACTATTTAATCCTATATTACCATTTCTTCCAACTCTAGGAATATAATCTAATTCTCTACCGAATCCAATGTCATTTACACCAATATTACTAGCTCCTGCTATACCAATTCTACCACTAAACATTTCATATATTGGATTACCAAATATCATATCCATTGAAAATATAAGTGTTATAAGCAAAAATAAACTTATTATACATTGTATTTTTGTCATATATATATACTTTTAAGAAAAGTATAGCAAAAATTATATAATACTTTTAAGAAAAGTATAGCAAAAAATTATATAATACTTTTAAGAAAGGTATAGCAAAAATATATAATAAAAATTTAATTATACATTTTCTAATGCTTATTTTTGATTACATTTACACTCTCGTGAACCGCCATTTTGACACATACCTTCTTTTTTATTTTTATTTTGATACATCATCACAATTCCCATTATAATAAAAATCATTATAAATGGTAATAACACTAAAAACCAGGCAATTCCGGAATGACCATCTTTACACATCAAATTCAAAATCCAAGTCCAAAATAATATATAAATAATCTTAACTATAAAAACTGCTATACAACTAGGAACACGACAAGAAAACATTCCTAAAATATATCTTTTATTATTTCCCATATTTTGTATAGCCGAAATAGCTATAGCCAATACAGAAATAATAAAATATACATAAGAAGGAGTACACAATTGACTTAATTTACTAGGAAAAGCCATATTATGTATTATAATAAGAAAAAAATACACTATTACATCATTTTTAATAATCCTGAACCGGTTAGTTGATCTTTATAAGGAGCCGGATTTACAGGAGGTTTATAACCATTAAACGCATTATATGCCGTTTTTAAATTATAATTAAAATCTCTTCCTAAATTTAACAAATCTTCTGGAATCAACCCTCCACCTTTAAGACTATTTTTTTTATAAGAACTACTAGATTGTTCTTTTTTATTATATCTATATCCACCAACCAAACTCATACTATTTAAATATCCAGCATCAGCATCACTTGTTTGTTGATATGTAATAGGAGACATATCTGTATTATATCTACCTAAATAATTATTATCACCTCCAATACCATTTTGTCCAGGTAAGTGATTTGGTTCCCATTTGCTTCCAATAAATGGTCCCGGTATAGTTCCAATTGGCTTATAAAAATTACCGCCATTTTGACCAATGCCTAATATAGAGTTATTTCCACCAAACATATTCATAGCTTTAGTTGATAAAGGAGCTATAGGACACCCGCAAGAGCCACACCCTTGTCCCCCGTGTTGTTTTTTAATACGTTTATTTAAATAACAAGAACCAGGACAAGGATGTTTACATTTACAGTTGGGTCCACAATGGCAATTTGGTCCACAGTTAGGACAAGATTTATTACCTAAAATATGTTTACACATTTTTTTATTTTTTTTAGAACATCCAACCATATCATATAATTGTTGTTTTCTTGTTTTTCCTTTTTTTCCTTTATTACTGCGTTTAACCGACTTTCCTGGCATTATATAATATAAACATATAAAATACTAAATTGTGATAAAAATATAATTATATTATTACTCAATGTCAACATGTGTTAACATATGTCTTCTGCAACACATTTTAGTAAAATTTAATTCGTCTAAAACTTCACCTTCAGGTGTTTTTTGACTATATTCGGTTGTTAAATAGATAACTTTATCTACATGCAAATTTCTTATCATTTTTCTCTTTCTAACTTCTTCACAATAATAACGGTATTTATCGGCAATAACAGTTCCACATGTAAAACATTTAATAGGAATAATCATGATTTATATTACTATAATATAATTGTTTTATATTATTTTATTTTAGATTCAATTTTTTATTTAAAAATATAGTTACTATATAATATACTATATGACTGAACCATATTATTCGGGGTTTTTATCAATGCTTCAAAATACAAATGGTAGTCAAGCCATAGGTGGATACAATCTTACAGATATATTATCTACAGTAGTAAGTGGTATTTCATTGGATGCACCAGGAATTTCTGGTTATACAGGAGGATATTTTTATCTAGGAAATTTATTAATACAGTTTTCTGATTTTTCAGGAACATCAACTTCAACTTCCGCAGTACAACCAAACTATGTTTCTACAGGTAACTATAGTGTAAGTTTTCCAATAGAATATCCTAGTCTTCCTTATATTGTAATTATATCAGGAACATCAGGACAAAATAATACAGAAAATTTAAACATTTATGCTACACTTATTACATACACTGTAAATGGATTTGAGGCACATATTGGCAATCAAAGTGGAGCATTTTCATTTTTAGCTATAGGTCCAAGACCAACAAATACAACCACCGCTACATAATGCAAAAGTGTAAGATATCTTACGCAAAATAAAATATCTTATAACTAACAATTCCCATTACATTTACCTAAATAATAATAACTATCCATTGTTATCAATTTACCATCTTCATCAGTTTTATAAGTTGGTCCACTTATATCACCAGCAACACATTTACCGTTACCATATACACAACATTTTACACTAGCACAATTAGTTTGAGTTAATTGATTACATGCTTTTTCCAATTCTATAGAGTTTCCTAAATAACTTTCACAAAAATTATCTAACATGTTATTCATAGTTTCTACAGTTACTTGTTGTACTAATTTTGATTCCGGTTTTGGAGCGTTTAATTCTATTCCTTTTATATTTATAAGAACTAACAAACATAAAACAATAGCTATAGTAGATGCTATTTCTTTTATATTAGTGTTTATAAA